TCTGGAAAAAACAGTTTAATTATACATCCTGTTTCCTCAATACAAAAATCAAGTATTTCATTATAATATTTGTTATTATATTTAATATTTCTTTTTGATAATTCATTAATAACAACATTTACATAATCATAGAAATATTGCTTATCATAATCTTTAACATAACTAACCAACCTATGTTTTAATGTTCCTTTTTCCCATTGCCTTTTAATAGCAATACATTCTCTCCATTGGCTAACTAACATTTCTTTAGGTAAAACTGGAATAAGTTTATAATGCCATAGTCTCAATTTAAATCATCTCCTTTTTATAATAATCTTTCAAAATTAATTCTTTAACTTGTTCATCGCTTAATGGATTACTAATACTATCAAAGAATATTAATCCATGTGTAATAATTTTATATGGTTCATTTAAATGTTGCACAACAACGGTTGTTTCACATCTAATTTGTTTGTCTTCTTTTGCTAATTCGTTTTTTAATTTAATTATTTGTTCTACATTATTTCTTTCTAAATGATATCCATTTTTTTCTAAAAAAACATACATATCATTATCTATTTTTTTTGACATTTGTCTAGCATATTCGTTCATTAATTCATCTAACATTTTAATCACCACACTTCCTCTTGTTAAATAAATTTATAAAACATTTTACCTTTTCTAACATAAAATTTAATTGGTCTTATAATATGTTCTTTTTCAGTATCATATTCAAATTGCCAATAATACATATCTTCCGGCATTTTAAATTTTTTATTTTGTTTCTTAATTTCTTGCCAGTCCCTATATGCGTCCCACAATGTTGGATATGCCTTTATATATCCTTCTTGTTCACCATATAATACAATTTCTTTGTTCATAATTACCTCTCCCTTTCTTAACTACACCTATATATTAACATATATACATATAAATGTCAACACTATTAATTTAATGTAAACAAAAAAAGAACTATTTTGTTTTAGTTCTTCTATAACCACTTACGGTTAATCGTTTCATTTTCGTAGGTAATCCACTAATTTGTGATAACTCTTTATATTTTTGTGTTAACTTTGTAATATTGCTTTGTGCCGTTCCTACAAGTTCCATATCACCACTCGACTTGGCTAGTATTTGTATGTCTTTCTGCTCACGTATGGCACGTTCTAATTGGCGTTGGAGTTGTGTACCCTCGTATAGTGAATAGTGTTTGCCGTCTAATATAAAACCTTTGTTATTATCATCTATTTTCTTTTGTAATTCCTCATCAGTATATGTAGGCTTACTAACACCTAGTACAATACTAAATATGTAATGATAACAATTCATTTCACTAATAGGACGGTGTGAGCCATTGTCGTCGTGGTCTAATGAATATGCCTTACCTTTGTAATCAATAGCCACGCCACCACTTTGTAATTTATTAAACTCCTCATTACTAAATTGTCGTCCTTGTACGTTTTCGTGGTCGTCTGCTGGGTTTTCGTGTACCGATATTTCTACACCATCAGCCCCAAACTCTTCACCGTATATCTTTTGTAATTCGTTGTGTAGTTCCCTTAATTTACTTTTAAGGTGCATACGAACGGTGCTATCAAGTCTAACTTTTCGCCCACTTTTATAATCAACAGTTTTTAAGCCACTGCCACCTATATCTTTTAAAATACGCCTCATAGAACTGTCAAAAGTTTCCTTACCTTGCGACACGTTAAGTAAAGCCTCGTCAAGTACATAGTTGTATGTGTCTTTTAAATTCATAAATTCGCCGTTTATAGTAAAACCTAGCAAGTTCGCACGTGTGTAGTTATACATCTCGTTTTTAACAATATTAGCAAGTGCCCTAGTTTGCATTTTAAGGGCTGTATTTTCGGTGAAAGGTACAAAAGGTATATTTCTATACTTATAAAACTTTTCATAGAATAATTGGTCTCTTTTTGCGTAAGAATTGAATATATTGTCTATATCTTGTATGTTCAAGTCGGTGTACTTGGCTATTTGTCGCACTATTTCGTCATAATTGCCACCATATTTAAGTATTTCAACAAGTTGGTGGGCTTGGCTTGGTGTAAGTTCCTTTATTTGCCTTAAAGCACTACCTATTTTTTTATAAAAGAATATATTTGCCTTGTTTATTCGTTCAACCAAACGCTCGGTTAAAAATTCAATTTGGCTTTCGTTTATCATAGTATCACCTAATTAAATTATACCACACAAAAAAGGATTGTTAAAATCCTTATTCGTTTGATTTATATTTTATATAAACTTGTGATGGTGTTATTTCAGTTTCTATGTTTAAGGTATTATTTCCGTCTATTGTTGATATATTTGGTAGTGTTATTGATTCTTCTGTTGGGGTTGCTAATACATAGTCTACTGTTACATTATTAGATTGTAGCCATGTTGTAAAATCAGTTAATGTAGTTATATTTGGTACTCTCATTACAATATCATTATAATATTCATTGTTTATTGCACCATAGCCTATTCCTACATTGCCTTGATATATTGAGCCTCTGCTGTTTGCTAATAACATATTACAAAAAATTGGAGGCATTGTAAGGCTTTCAGTTCTAATGTTTTTACCATCGATTTTTATACAATTCATACCTTCTCTTATCATTTTTATCTGTTCGTCACCAATTAATGTATATTCTTTTATATTTCTAACAGCCTTACCATTTATAAAATCAATGTAATCACTATATCCATCTATTTTTCTTAATGGTTCATCTAGGTATATATTTGTTGTTTCGTTGTAGTATGGAATGTATTTTGATGGTGCTATTGAGCCTTCTACTATCATGATACTGTCTAATATTTGTTGTTTGCTAGTAGTATTACTATTCTTACCACAATAAAATAATAAATATTTGGCAGTAGAAGACGTAGTATATACGCATTGCGTTTCAGTAGTTCCATCGTTATATTTGAAAAAATTTGTAGTTTGTATTCCTTGAACCGGAATTTCTGAAGTACATCCAACTCTAAATCTATTATTTGCAGTATCAGATTGCAACATTTTTTTTAAAACATATGCAGTATTTGGTTTACATTCAATATACACAATATTATCATAATTCGAAGGATTCCCGTTTCCACTTACAACGCCTGTCCCACTTAAATAACCGCCATAAACATTAGCATTATCTTTATCAAATAAATTTTCACTTCTAACATTAACCGGTATTTTATATTTGCCATAATTAATATCACTTGTATCAGTTATTAAATCTCCACAACTTACCATTTCTTGTGGATAATCTGGATTAGGGCTTGGCTGACCTCCTGTATATTCTTCATATGTATCAATCGGATTTGTTGATACAATTATGTCTTTTATTTCATATACAGCATCACTAACATTAGCAGTGTTTTCTGCTTGAAAAACCATTTGGTTTGCTATTATATCTGTTGATACAGTTTGCTTAACTGAATATATTACAAATTCATTAGAAACTCGATTATTAGTAATGCGTGTGTTAGTAGCATAAGTTGTACCATTATATAATCTACCACCATAACTTAGTATTGAGGCGGTCCCACTCTTCAATCTAACTTTAAATGTTGTGTATAATTCATCACCTGCTTTTAGTGGTATATCATTGATATTGACATAAAATGTGCTTGCACGAGCTAATGGGGTTGTAGTTATTACTCCATTATCAACTGTACAACGAAGTCTTGCGGTCATATTTTTATCATCTAATAAATTCTTTCCACTTGTAGTATTCTGGTATGTATTACCATACACTTTATAATCTTTTAAATCCTTACCAATACCACCAAAGGTAATAGGCAAAGTTGTACTTGTTTTTTCTCTTAAAAAGCCACGTTCAAATACAACCTCACCGTTTTTTAAAATCTTATCTATACTTTCATTGTCTTTATAAATAAATCCTATTTGTTTGTTTGCTTTCATTATCATAGGCTTACACCTCTTTTATTAAATAATATACTGTTGCGTCCTTTGTTTCTAGTGCGTCATACTCGGCTTGTGTTAATATAACAATCTTGCTGTTTTGTAAGTATCTGTTATCACTATCAACTTTGTTATAAACATCACTAGCGTTTGCTTTACCACTTATTTCGGTTTGTAATTCAGTTGTTAGTAATGTCTTTGATATACTTCCACTTACTATATTACAAGTTATTTTGTTATCGTTGCTAACTACAACTTGAATTGTTGCACTTGTTGTTCCTGTGTAGTCGTCTATTAATCCACTTGCTGGGATTCTTATCTCTTGACCACTTGCTAATACCAATACTAAATCTTGGCTTAAATTGTCATAATAACCTCTTGTAACAATTTCCTCCACAGGTAAATCAACTGTGATAGTTGTGTTATCATGTCTTGTAAATATTAACACACCTGTTGTTGAATTATACTCAACATTTTTAATATCAAGTGTGTTTTGATTATCAGTATAATCCTTTGCAGTTTGTAAGTTGCTTGCTAGTGTTGGTGCGATGTCTGTCTCTACTTGGTCTTTAACATCGCTTGACATATCTAATATATCTTCGGCTGTGTAATAATCCACACCCTTTTCAGGTACTACTTTTCCTAAATCTAATCGTGCCATATTTTTACTCCTCTCCTATCGTTAAATATAAATGCCCGTTTGTAAGGCTGTAATTTGTCAAATTTGAGCCACTTTCACTTGTACCTATCAAGTGTCCGTTCTCTATCTTAAAAACTGTTATACCACTGTCTCCGTCATAAATATCAACGTTTTTTGTTTCTGCATTTCTATTAGTAATACTAACAGTTGTTTTGTTGCCTGTTTTACTTGCGTCAATGTCAACGTTCGCAACTTGGTTTAATCCGTCTTCAAGTGCTTGCTCGAACTGTTCCATTTCACTTGGTGTAATTGGTTCACTGTTTTGTGCCTCTTTTAGTGAACCTTGCCATGTATTAAAATAGGCAGGACTTGGATTGTATCTTTTTATTTCTTCCTCATTCTCAACTAAATAAGCCACAACGCCTATTTCTACCATGCCTTTTGTTTCTAATACCTCACTTGGAAAAGAACACTCGTTATTGATAATTATTTGTTTGTAAGTTTGGTTGTTTAATGTAAAGTATGCCTCTTTTACATAGTCGTTTGTAATATCTTCGTGAAATTCAAACACGCACTTGCTAATATCTATCTCACGCTCGTTTACAGCCTCATCTTTGATTATTTCTATCTTGTGTGGGTTAACTATCAATCTCATTATTCTTCACCTCTCGTTCCTAGTACATCGTCAACAGTTGGGTTTGTTGCTTCTATCTCGTCAATTGCTTTTTGACTTTCTTCTAGTGTTTCGTCTGGTTTAAGCCATTGTCTTTCTTCAACTTTCTTTAAAACACCGTCTTGTACGCCCATTCTTATTTGGTTAAATGATTCTTGTGAATCTTCAATTAATGAATAGCTCCAATCAAAACTTAATTCATAATCACCCATTGGCGATAGGTTGTAAGCATTTGCTAGAACATTACAAGCATAGAAAAAATCCTCTAAACCTTTCTCAACATTGCTACGCATATCATCAACAATATTAAATGTGTCATACATAGCCCTTTTAATTTCAGTAGCAGTCGCATTTTGTGTTTGCATATCACTTATAATACCACGACTTGTTCCTATTTCGTCTTCTAGGCGTTTATAAAGTTCTTGTAATCTTTCTGTATAACTTCTGAACGCAGGGTCGAATACTTCAAAATTCTTTTCGCCCTCACTACCAAAGTCAAATGATTTATAAAGCCCGTCAGATGGAAGTGTTTTATCTGCTTTAAATAAAGTTGCGTCAACTCCTACAAATGGTCGTTTAAGTCTAAACTCCTCTAACAATTGTTTCATTGTTTCTTTTATTTCGTTTATAGTAGCCTCACAACCGTATGTGATAGGCACACCGTACTTATCGTTTGTCTTACGGTTATTTATTGGCGATTTAATATAACCAAACAAAGCCCTATCTACGCCATCAATAGTTTGTTTTAATAATATGTTTTGCCAAAAACTAGGTGTTGGAACTTCTGAACCTGTCTCATCAGTGAACTTTTGTTCAATAACACATCTACCATTTTCAAGCCTGTAATTAGTCCATCTGATGTATGTTTTGGTTTTGCCTAAATCGGTTGTTATTTCTTTCTTTTCGGCTAATACAGTTGCCCCTGTGATTAAATCACCCTCAGTACTGTCAATTGTAAATCTACTTTGTGATATTAAGTTATAGAATAGTTTATTACCCTTAACATAAGGTATTAAAACTAATCCACCATATCCAAAGCCCATTGATACAATTTTCTTGGCTTTCTTCCACATCGACTGCCCTGTCTTATTTAACAATTCAGTTCTGGGATTTGTTGTTTTTACTTTATTTTCTTTTCCATCTTTTTTTACAATTTTAGTTTCACCAGTAATATTCATATTACTATCACTAATAACATAATTCGCTAATTTGTTGCTGAATATAGCGTTGAAATTTATGTTATCAATTCGCTCGTACTCGAACGCATATCTTTGGTTGTCTTCAACCTCTTTTTGTTTTGTTTCGGTCGGAACTTTAAATACTTTGTTTAAAATCCACATTACTATACCTTTTAACATTTTTCTACTGTCCTCTCTTTCTCCATATATTATTTAACGCATATCTTATACTATCTATGCAGTGGTTGTCTGCGTCCACATAGCCACTGACATAATTTCCATCTTTGTCTTCTTCGTACTCGTATGTACTAAACTCTTGAGCAGACACTGGGCAACGTGCTGGGTCTATTACGATTTTAGCAAGTGAGCAAAGCCACTTCATAGAATATTCTACACTGCCCGGTCCTTTTTCAGCACCACGCATACTAGAACCATACATACGGAAATCGCCAATTGATTTTGGCTCGGCACTATCGGCGATTATCATATCTTCTTCTGTTACGCCTTTGTTTGTTTTTAAATATTCCCACACATCAGCATTACTCATTTTGTTTACTACAAACTCGTCAAATATATACAAAGCCTTTTGGTTTGGATTATAGCAACATTTCGTCCACGCCAAAGGGTCTGGAAACCACCCAAAGTCTATGCCTTGATATGTATAGTCAAAGTTGTTTATTTCTTCATCTGTTATTGGTCTTAATTCTAAGTTTTCAAATACATTTCCACCATCGCCGGTTTCTTCTCCTAGATATTCATTTCTGTATATCTTTTCATTGGTGTTTTTCATGTACTCGGCTTCATCAAAAAATGGTTGACCTAACCATTCAACAGGTACATCTAAATACGTACTGTTATGTATTAAACGGTTTGGTTTTGGGATTCTAGCCTCGACATTTACAAAGTGTTTTGAAGATTTTGGCGTGTTGTAAACTCTAAATATAACAAAGTCATTACCACCACGCATAACAGACTGGTCTATCTTACGAACCTCTGCCATGCCTTTCATTTGGTCAAACTCTTCATAAACAATTACACCTATATATTTGTCTTTTGGTGGTTTAATTGATTTAATTTTGCCCGGGTCGTCTGCTCCTCGGAAATAAATAACTTGCCCTGTGTTTTTGTTAACTATTTCAAGTGGGCTTTTTGTACCTTTCCAATTTTCATTTATAAATGGATAAGTTTCGCCAAGTTTATCAATGCCCCATAGTGTTTGAGCGTATGCACTATCTTTCAAAGTGTTTGCAACTTGACGAATACATATCGCACACATATTGGGATTGTTTTCAAGTATCTCCGTTAACATCTCACTCCAAAACGATGATTTAATACTACCACGACCACCTTTAAACCAATATTCAAGATGTCGGCGTTCTTGTATATCTCTATAAACATCTACAAAAGCTTTACCCATATCCTTTGCCGGAATATATACAGTCGGTTTTTCTTGTTGTTCTGATTTTTCTTTCTTTTCCATTAAGTTTTGAATTATCTCGTAGTTTTTACCGTTGCCATCTTCTGCACCTTTTACAAGTCCGAGTGTTGCCAATTCTCTATGTGTTAACCCTGTGCTTTCTTCGGTTGCGTCTAGTACCT